GTTGAAAGATACCTTGTGAAAAAGGAGATCCTTCAAATGATGAATATGCTCCTAATGTTGTATTATGTAAATGAGAGTGTCTTAATTCATATTTATTAGGTCTTAATTTATGATACAACTCATTAACTTCTTCATTCATATGAATATAAGAGCTATCATAAAATTCAGGATATTTAAAATTCCTTAGTATATCACATAATCTTGACATACCATTTAATCTACTTTTAGCAATATCATTAGAAGCTGTAATAGAAGCAAGATAAATTGTTTCCATTATTTTTGCATTAAACTCAACTGCTTCATCTGACTCAAATGGTAATCTAAGTTGTACCAATGCATCAGCCAAACCTTGAATTCCAAGACCAATAGGCCTGTGTTTCATATTAGATAACTTTGCTTGTGGTACAGGATAATAATTAATATCAATAACTTTATCAAGATTCACAGTAGCAGTGTATGCAATATCATAGAGTTTCTTATAATCATATGATGATGCTGTATATTTATATAGTTCAGTCCATCCACCAATATGTGTCATTTCAGATGTAAAGATTAATGGGAATGATACATTATCAACATACTGTCTTAATTCATTCAAATTAACTTGATTATATTGCTTCTCCTTATATTTAATATTATTATTATTCATATAGAGTTTAGCCCACATACTATATTTACATTCTGGTTTGGTATAAATAATAAATTCTTGTGTATTGTCAAATGGCACAACACACTGATTAATGGGAATAGATCCTAAATTACAAACCGCGTATTCATTATGATCAGAATATTCTGTAATCTCATGGCACAAGTTGGATGACTTGATTGTTCCCAAGTTTTTTTGATTGCATTTTTTATTAATTGCATCCTTAAATCCAATATATGGCGTTCCTGTCTCAATCTGCGCATCCATAATTGCCATCCATAGCTTTCTAGCTTTAACAACTTGAACATATTTTTTTTGTTCAACATAAGACCAATAGAGTTCTTCAAATTGATCACCATATACATCTGGTAATCCAGGACAAGTGTCAGCACTCATTAAATACCAATCGCCATCTGAATCAACCTGTTTCATAAACAAGTCGCTAATCCATAGCGATAAAAATAAATCTCTAGCTCTCTCTGTTTCAGCCCCAAAATTCTTTCTCAAATCTAAGAACTCAAAAATATCAGGATGATGGGGTTCAAGGAAGATTGCAATAGCTCCTGGTCTTTTACCACCTTGGTCAATCCATCGTGCAATATCATTAAATACTCTTAAGAAAGGCACAATACCATTTGATTTTCCACCCGTTCCATTAATTATACTATTTTTTCCTCTAATATTAGATACGTGAAGACCAATACCACCAGACCATTTAGAAATCTGAGCACACGAATTCCATGTTTTTGTAATCTCTTCTAATGAATCATATGTCCCAAGTAGGAAGCAACTACTTAATTGTTTCTTAATAATACCACAGTTATACATTGTTGGACTCGCGTGAGTATAAAGCCCTAATGACATTAAATCATAAGTTTTTTTAATCATCATTAGATTACCTTGTTGTAAGGTGGATGCGACACGCATATAAATATCTTGAGGTCTTTCAACAATCTTATTATTAACTTTCATTAGATATGATTTTTCAAGAGTTTTAAATCCAAAATAGTCATACATATAATCTCTATTATAATCAATCATACTGTCTATTGCATCCTTATTACTCATAATATATTCATACCATTCTTTATCAATATTATTAGTATTCTGATATAATACAGTCATTTTATCACTAAAACGTTCATGTGTCTTTTTATGTAAATTTGATACAAGGATCCTACCACCTAATAAAGCATATGAAGGATGTTTAGTAGACATATTGACACAAATATTAGCAGATTCTAAATCTAATTCTTCAGTTGTCATACCAGGATATAAACTTGCAACTACTTTTTGAGCAATAATAACAGGGTCAATATAACGAACTTCATCCTTTGTTTTGAGATGTATGAATTGTTCGCCATCTAATTCAGAAGGAGCAACTAACCTTTTAATTCTTTCAGTGATTTTATCAAAATGAACATCTTGTTTTTCATTGTTTCTCTTAATAACGTGCATTAATACTATATAATAATTTTATCTTTAATAAAGATTAGTTCAATTTTTTGGGTTTAAGCTATGCTTAAACCCAAAATAACCCTTATATACCCATCTAACAATTTTTATTTAATTGAGTGAAACGAAATTAAATAAAATATTGCAGCGTTCAATTTTTATTGCTGTATATACATTATTATTATATATTATATTATATTATAATATATAATAAAATGTTTAATGAAAATAATAAAATAATATTTATTATTTTATCAATTGCATTATTAGGTGGCTTACAACCTATAATATTTGACAAAATAATTAATTATAATATACCAAAAAAAGAAATACTATTATATGTTGGTATGATTAATATATTATTTATTGGTATCTATATATTTTTTTTTGATAAAGAAATACATCACGATCATAAAACTAATAATGATTGCAATAAACTACATTTAATTATATTATTTATTATTTATACTTTAATGTGTATTACTATTCCAAATCTATTATACACTTATAATATACATAAAGAAATTGTAATATCTCACAATTCATTATTATACATATCTCCTTTATTTACTGTATTGATTGCTTATTTTATATTTAATAAAGATATAACATTAAAACAATTTTTTGGTGCAGGACTAATATTTGGAGGTGCTTATTTTATATGTGATTAAAAATATTATAGGTTGTAAGCCTCCTAATAATGCAATTGATAAAATAATAAATATAATTTTATTATTTTCATTAAACATTTTATTATTATATATATAATAATAAAATGTTTAAATTATTATTTGTAATATTAGCATTATTCTTAATAATGTTAGCTATATCCAAGTGCAAATTTACTGAAAGTTTTGCAAACACTCCCGTAGCGATAACTTCTGATAATGTTGCAGATTATATTTATACTGTGTATAAGGCAGATGTTAAAGCGATTCAAAACCTTGCAGATATTGCGATGAAACTACAAGCAGGTGGTATAATAGTTCCTGGTAATATGACTATACAGAATACATTGAATGTGTCTGGTGATTCTAATCTAGGTGGTAAATTAGAAGTAAAAGGTGATTCTATATTAGCTGGTAAATTAGAAGTAAAAGGTGCAACAACTATTGATACTACACTTGAAGTTAAAGGAGCAACTACTCTTGACACTACACTAGATGTTAAGGGAGCAACTACTCTTGACACTACACTAGATGTTAAGGGAGCAACCACAATAGAAGGTAATTTAATTGTAAAAGGTAGTATAATGCTAACAACTGGTATGCATTATTTTAAACAACAAATGGATCTAAGTGGTCCTTTATGGGCAAATCAAGATGATCAACCTGATCGAAGTACAGTAAAAAATCCAGATGGCGGCACATATAAAGGTACAGATTGGATATTATCAATAAGTGGTTTTACATTTTGGAATGATGATGGTGGTAATATTGGACCAAATAGATTAACACCATATATATATAATGATGGATTATGGCATGTACAATGTGCTTGTTATAATCACTGGCCAAGACATTTAGTTGTATCAATAGTTGCAACCCCAGTAACTATGTTTTCACATAATTGGGGGCCGTATGATTTGAATGCACTTAACTATCCTGGATATCCAAATGGATAATTAGATAGGGTGTAGGTAGAGGAATATTTTTGAGATACAACCACATAATTGTAATATTGTATCGACACCCGCATTAATGCGAATATATGATGTAGATAGGATATCATATATTTTAAGCCTTACTGGTTCGTCTAATTCGATATAATGTTCAGAGTCTTCAAATAAAAATTTCATAAAAGTTAATAATATATCATTGGGTGTATAACCCTTATCATATAGATCAATGATGCTAGCAATAGCATCATTATAATTATTTTTTAAACAATGATTCAAGATTATATTAATATAATGTAATCTTGGCTTATCAATCAATCGATATATATTATCTACAGTCAAAGATCCCAATGCATAATATATACATTCAAGATTATTTATAGACTGTCTTATATCTTTATCAGACACAAATAATAATGTATTAATACTCTCAACAGTATAATTGATTTTTTCATTAATACATATATTCTCAATTTTACTAAAGAGATAGTCCGAATTTATTTTAGGATATTTAATAATCATACATCTTGATTGGATAGCCTCAATAATTTGAGAACAATCATTACATATAAAAACGAATCTTGTATTATTTCTAAATTCAGAGATAATATTCGATAATAGATTCTGAGCTTTGGATGTGATACTATCCGCCTCATCCAATATAACGAGCTTATGAGATATATTTTTATTTGTTTTCTTTTTACAAAATGGGTAAATGGTATTATTAATAATAGCTAACCCCCTATCATCTGATGCATTTAATTCAAGAACATTCTCATTATAGTAATTTGGATTATTATAAATCTGTTTTGCCATAAATAATATGGTAGATGTTTTACCAGTTCCGGGTTCTCCAGTAATGATCATATTTGGAATTGACTTACTTTCAAGAATTTTATTTATTTTATCTTTAATAAATGGTTCTAATAAAATTTCATCAGAATTTTTAGGCCTATATTTTTCAGTCCAGGGTAATTTTATATTTAGGTTTTTTGTTTTCATTTCAACTGGCTTGCTAAAGAATTCCATTTGAATATATATAATATAGTATAATTGTGTTTATATATTATCATTATAAATATATATAATATTATAATGAATTTATATCATATAAAAAATCATAATAATGCATCATTAGAATCAAGAAAACAAAAATGTATTTATATTAATTTGAATAATAGTACTAGTTTGGGTGATATGTTATTTATGATTGCTAATGGTATTAGTCTGACAATTGAATATAATATGCTGTTAAAATTAATTAATAATAGTAGTACATTAAATATTATAAAACTACTTGATCATGAAAATGAACCTACGCTATTCCAAACAATAACAGAACCAAGAGAATATTTTTATAATAAAATAATTATTTCTAATAAATCAAATTTTTTAATAAAAGGGCATTTTCATTCTTATAAATATTTTTATCATCATATTGATACGATTAAATCAACACTATTTAGTAAAATACAGGATCTAATAACATTATCAATTGATAATTTTAAAAATTTATCAGATAATAAAAAAATAGTACTAGTCTATATTAATAATGATACACTTATTAAAGAATCTTATTATAAGATTGCTTTAATTAAATTTTTTTTAAATAAAAATAAAGATGATTATAAAATATTTATATTTACTGAAAATATAAATATAAATAATTGGACAGCATTTAAAAATTATAATTGTTCGTATTATAGCGGAAATGAAGAAAAATTATTCTTATTAATGATCCAATGCGAACATTTTATTATTACTAATTCTACATTACCGTTAATTGCTTATTATTTTAGAAATAATAAAGATGCTACTATAACATTCCCACCAATTTGGGTAGATGATATATTTAATTATAATGACATGATAATTGATGAAAAATTACATATTAGTATTATTAATAAACTAAATAATACACATATTATCAATTTACCAGAAAGATTAGACAGACGGTATAGTTCATTAGAACAAGTAAAAAAAATAGCATATAATCCAAAAATATTTAGAGCTCATAAAAATGAACATGGGCATTTAGGATGTTCTATAAGCCATATAGATGCATTAATAAGAGCAAAAGAATTAAATTTACCATATATTGTCATATGTGAAGATGATATACATATTGAAAATGAACACTATATACTTTATGTAATTAACGAGATTATGGAAAATTATGATTGGAATGTAATTATGCTGGGTGGTTATGTAGATGATATTAATATAAATAGATTTATAAATAAAATTAAAACGTGTTGTTGTGCCACATTCTATATAGTTAATAAAAATTATTATAATACATTGTTAGATAATTTTAAAGAAAGTAAAAAGTTATTAACTAATGATATGACTATTTATAAATATCAAATAGATGTATATTGGTTTAAATTACAAACTGATAAGTGGTATATTACTAATAAAAAATATATATATCAGAATATAGATTTTTCTGACATTGATAAAAATCTAAAAGATCATATTGGAAAATTTAACGTATCGATAACTGATATAATAAATGGAAAGATTATTCCATTGGAATATTTAGATGATATTCCTATATTTGTTTTATCTAATATTAAAGATGTATATAATATTCATCCATTTTTTTTTAATTATAAAAATATTATTATTAATATCAATTGTATTAGAATAAATAGACAATTTATAAAATATTCATTGGATTTATTAAAAAATAATGAATATGATTTATTAAAACTACAAACTAATTATAATGAACAGCTACTTAATGATGAAAAGTTAGTTGATAAAATATATGTAAAATTAATAAATAATAAAATAATTTATAATAATACAGCAATATTATTAGGTAATAATTCTATAAAAAAAATAATAAATAATAATTTTAATTTATCAGCTGGTTTATTATTAAGACCTATTTTCTTATCAGAAAATGATAAAGCGTGGTTAGATTATTATAATCTTAATTCTTAATATATGAATACAATATACTATAAATTAAAAAAACATTCTAATAAGATTAATTATATATATATAAATTTATATAATGATATAGGTTTTGGTAATTTACTATTTATGGTTATAAATGGTCTTGCATTATCGTATGAATACAATAGAGAGGTTAAATTAATTAGGTATAATTCTAATAGAGTAGATAGACCTAATATAAAAAAATATCAAATATTCAAATCAATGAAATTTATAAAAAAAATAGAAGTGTTTGATGCAATTGAACATACTGAATCCAATCCATTCATTTATAATAAAATTAATTTAACTGATCATAATTATATTATAAATGGTTATTATCAATCATATAAATATTCAAATAAATATATTGATAAAATAAAAGCTTATTTATTTGAAAATATTACAGACCTAATAGAAAAAACAAAATTAAATACTAATAAAAAAACAATATTATTACACGTAAGAAGAGGTGATTATTATAATAGTAATGAACATTATATAATTGAGGAATCACATTATGAAAAATCATTAATAGATTTCTTTGAAAAAAATAATAAAGATGATTATCATGTGTTCTTATTTACAGATGGAATTGATGAGGTAAGTACATGGCAAATTATTAAAGATTACAATATAATACCTATTAATGAGAATAATCCTGAAATAATATTCTTATTGATGATACAATTTGATCATTATATTATTGCAAATTCATCTTTATCATTACTATCATATTATTTTAGGAATAATAAAGATGCAACTATTGTATTTCCTCCATTATGGGTAGTGGGAGTTAATTCTTATGATGATATGGATCCTACACAATCGCATATTTAATTAATTCTTTAATATGTGAAATTGATTTAACTTTAAATGTATCATCTTCTGGAGAATTACCTTCTCTTTTTAATATTTCAAAATCTTCCCAATTCTCTTGGGGTATTAGTGCAAGATTGCACCCAGCTTTCTTCCCGCCAAATAATTTACTTTCAACACCACCAATAGCCGTAATATTTCCAAGTAAATCAATTTCACCTGTTATGCAAATCTTATTATTTATTTTTAATTCAGTTAATAATGAATAGATGGCTAATGCGAAGGCTGCACCTGCGGATGGTCCATCTTTAGGAGTTGCTGCATCTGGACAATGAATATGAATCCCAAATGATTTTTTATTATTACTATCTTTAATTATTTTATTTTGTAATTTCTTAGTTAGCAGACCCCACGCAACTTTAAGAGCATATTGTACTGATTCTTTCATCATATCACCTGGTTTGCCTGTTAACATAATATCTAACATTTTATTAGAAGGGAATCTTGATAACTGAATAACAGTCAGCCCACCAATACCAGATGTTGTGGCATAAAGCCCATTAACCAAACCAACCATTGGTTCGATGACTATTTTCTTAACTCTAATTTTTGGTTTATTTTCAAATAATCTACCTACATATTCCATTGTTATCTCAAATGGAACTGGAAAATTATCTGAATTAAATCTATTCAAATTAACATCTCTAACAAGTTCTACAATTTTTTCTTTTATCTTTCGAACACCCGCTTCGTGTGTATATGTTTCAATTATATGTTTTATCACATCATTACTAATAATAATCTCATTTCTATTAAATCCAATATCTTTACAAATTTCAGGAAGCATATAATCATTAATAATAGTCATCTTATCATTTATATTTAATGGATGTGTATCAATGATTGTTATCCTATCTCTTAAAATAGGATCTAATAATGAGACATCATTAAATGAAAATACTATTAGTGCTTTTGATAAGTCTAATGGAATACCAGCAAAATATTTATCTTCAAATTCATTATTTTGAGTTGGATCTGTCATATGAGTTAGCACAGAGATAATTTCACGACCATATTCTGTAGATGATACTTTGTCAATCTCATCAATGAATATAATTGGATTCATACATTTAGTTGTCATTAGAATATCAGCAATACGACCCCATGTTGATCCCACATATGTAAAATTATGTCCAACTAGCGTACTACTATTTACTGACCCACCAATTGGAAGGAATGCAAATGGTCTTGGTTTTCCATTTTTATCTTTTAGACATTTAGAAAGACCGTGTTTGGCCAGAGATGTTTTGCCTGTACCAGGAGGACCTTGTAATCCAATCACTGCACCTTTTGCTTCTCCATTAATCCATTGGGCAAATAACCTCTCCAATTGTAGTTTTGCATCTTTATGTCCATATACAACAGAATCTAATTCTTTCCTAATATTTGTAATATAGTCTTTCTTTTCCTTCTTATACATCGCCCATTCATCATTTAATTCTTTATTATTTTTAACAAAATTATCAATATCATTATCTGAGAATAAATTATTATTAATATTATTCTTATTGATAAAATTTGATTTGAAACTAATAATTTCATTATCACTATAATTTCCAAAGGGTATTTTTAATAAACCATCTAGCCAATTTTGTGCCTTTCCATCATTCTGGTGATTATTTTTAAACATCTTTAATTTCTCAAATGCTTTGGTTTTTACTTCATCTGATGCTTTCATCATTGTTATTCTTTTCTCATAAGGAATATCACTATCTGTTATCTTTGAAAATTTAACCTCCTCCTTATCATTCATTTCTTTAGACAAATCCAACAATTCTCTAATAGAATAATGTAATGAATTATATATTTCTGTAGCTACATTCTTCTTATCTTTTGTCTTGAAAATATCAAATAATACGTAGGCTAATTTTTGATCATCTTCACATGACATTAATAATAAAGTCAATATGTCTATTTTTCGATACTTGCTACTTAGTAAAAATTCATTAACAAGATCAACTAATGGTTTTGTTTGTAATAATTTATAATCATTATATTTTTTCTTAATATCTTCAATTAGCTCTAATTTATTTATCACTATAGTATCTCTTAAATTTTGAGTTCTAATATAATTATCTCTAAAATATTTGGGAATAGACACAGTGTCATATGCCAATATCGCTTTATTTTGTTTTATTTTATTATTAACATATATAAGTGTTTGAGATATTTTCAATAAATCATCACTAATAATGCCTTGGATCACAAATACTCTTGTCATATCCTTGATATACACATTAACACCTTGTTTATCTTCAAGTAATGATCCTGCATTATTATTCTTTGTTATTTGAAAATTTGTATCTCCCAATATACTCAAACAATCTAAATAATCAAATTTATTGTCAGAAGACTCAATCAAATCGCTTATTGATTTGACCATAATAATATCTTTACCAGTACTATTAACTTCAGGAGAATTAATAATCAATGATTTGATATTAAAACTATCATCCATTTTAGTAATCCCCAATATCGAGTTAATTAAATCTTTGGTAAAGATCTTTTTCTTATTATTATCACTGGTTGTCAGATAGGGGATTGTATCTTTATGATGTTCTGAATCCCACACACTAATAGGTTTTAAAAATCTAAAAAGGAATTCTAATATATCCTTATTAATTTTATTCTTAATATTATAATTAAAAAATAGTTTGAAAATATCATTCAAATTATTTGATGCAATATGATTAGAATATTTAATTAAATACTTTGATACTATTCGATCTATCTTACTAATACTAGAAGATTCATTAAATTTCTTAATATGAACAATATTATAATAATTATCATGTTCATTTTTAATAATCTTTAATTCTTCTAATAAGACGGTAAATAAAGAATCTGTATCAACATATAAGGATAGATTATTCATACACGATAGATTGTTCATCATATTCATTAAATACTCCTTATGAAAGTGAATTGTATCATATTCTTGTTTTAATGATTTATAGTATTTATTCTCCAATTTTAAAATCATATTAATAATTAATTATTAATATTATTTTAAATATTTATTTATTTTGCAAATTATAATATGTAAAGAAATACATTAACCACTGTTTATCATTCATTGCATTTTTAAATTTCTTTGGGTCTTTAATATTATAATATTGTATAATATTTCTTGCTACCAAAAAGATATACACATTATTCTCTACAAATTGCGAAGGATTATTAATAGCAAAAGTTATAAAATTAATAAATTGCTTATTATAAATATTCTTATCTGCAATACTATTATAATAATTTTGTAAAAAAGGTAATTGATTATAATTAATATTTGTATTGCTAAATATTCCACTTGTATTAGTATCAGTATCATCTAAAATTAAACTAGTGCCATTATATATTATAGTGGTTAATTTTATACAACCGCCAAATGCTAGACTATTTATTTGAGATAAATTATTAGGAAAAGTTATAGATTGTAGATTTATACAACCGCCAAATGCTAGAATATTTATTTGAGATAAATTATTAGGAAAAGTTATAGATTGTAGATTTATACATCCTAAAAATGCCATCTTATCTATTAAAGTAACATTTGAAGGAACATTAATTGTTATTAAATTGGTACAACCAGCAAATGTACCTTCGTTAATTGTTGTTATAGAAGTTGGTAAATTAATATTAGTTAAACTTGTACATAATGTGAAACAATAGTTTGGTATACTATTAATATTATTAGGAATATTAATATTTATTAAATTTGAACAATAAGAAAAACATCCAGTATCTATATATATATTATTATTATATGTATTTGTTATAATAAATGATGTGAGATTAATGAACTCTCTAAAAGTTGAAGCAATATTTAATGTATCTGAAGTTTGGGCTTTTAATTCAATTTTCATAGATGTTAGTGTATCTCGATAAGTCTGAAAACTATTCATATATTTTGTAGTGCCACCACCACCACCCAAACTACCACCACCACCACCACCTTCAATTTTTTTATAAAATATATCATTGTAATCAAAATGCCATTTATTATTACCATCGTATGTATATGGTTTTTCATCAATAGTAAGTGAGTCATAACTTCTATTGAATGTTAAAGTGATTGTCATAACAGTTGTCATTCTTATATACTATATAAATATATTTTATTTTATAAACTGTATTAAATTTCTATTTTTTTATCAATTCATCTGCTATTTGTAAATACAATGCACTCTTAATATCAAGATTTATATTTAACGTCCTTTTATTTTCTAAATTTAAATTTAAACCTATCTTTACTTTTCTCTCTTTATCCTTACTCTCAACAACATCAATAGTAAAATCTAATATCGTATAATCTATCTCTTTTTTATCATCTTCTAGATCAAAATCATTATCATCAATATTACTACAACAACTACATTTGCAATTAATACAATCTGTCATATAATCACACATACAATCATCACAACATCCGCAATCAAATATCTCGACTAATGTCTTTGAATCATTTATTTTATCAGTATCTTTAATCCATTCAACAGAATCTGTTTCATCATCAGAATTATCTAATATCATTAAATATTAAATTATTTTATTTTTTATAAAAAAAGTATTTATTGTTCGTATTGAAGCATTGAAGTAGTGATATCAGGGAATAGATTATTACTAATTACATCAAGTAGTTTCATATCTTGGGGTAGGCACTTGCTTGATGTTGTGGTAAATAGTTTGGCAAGTTCATTAGATTGATCAGCTAAACATTTCTTATACATCATTTTTCTCATTCTAAGGAATGAATAAAGAGTATTGATATCAATATATTTAAGTAGATTATAAATATCAGAGAATTTAAGATGAGAATCTAAGAATTCTTGTACTTCAGTTGTCTTTTTATTGAGGAAATTAGATTTCTTTTCATAATAAATTCCACGAATTTTAAATAGAAGTTCTTTGTATTCTTTTGGAAGAATATCATAAAGCATCTTATTCTTATGTTCGCCTGTTTTAATGTTCCAGAGTTCTTTAAAGAGTTGAAGTAGCTCTACTGAACATACCTTGAAAATACTACCAAATACTGAAATAATATTATAAGATTCATATGTATTGCTAGGATTATGAATTTTTCTTAGATTTCTTAATTTGGGATTTTCAAGATAGTTAAATAGTTTATCATTCTTGTATAGGAGTAATAGTCCCTTCAGTATATTACTATTGTCAAGTTTAGTAGCCTGATAGAATTGGTAATGTAGTGTTTGTAATTTTAAGATCATTCGTTTGCTCGTATTATGATCAAGTGATTCGAGGATAACACCTTCAACAAGTGGAGGATTAGAATAATCAAGACTGCAGTTAGCCTGATCAAATTCTTTTAGCGACACATATTCAGGTACAAAGAAATTCTTACTCCAACTTTCAAGAACAAATAATGGAGTAAGACCCTGCATAATATTTTGATCTTTATCTCTAACATTAATTAGACACGCTTTTGCATAACCATCCCCAAATTTATAACTATAATCAATTAGAACTTTATTTAGATGATGGATTAGAACAAAATAATAAGAATAGTTTTTATCAAGTTGATCAAAAAAGTGTTCAGGTGTCTCATATTTTTTATAAGGATCATTTAGAATCACATCACAAAACATATCATAATGTGTTTTATCACTATTGAATTTAGATTCACGACTATCAAGACATCTTCTAGTAGAAACATACCATTTATTATTATGACAGAATACAGAAAGAAGAGATCCCTCATATGACACATTAACATTATAGTTATTGTATTCGGTAGATAGTAATTGAGATAGTCCCTCCTTATTAACCATTGGTACTTCACCAGAATATGCGACCATTTCAAAAGTTGTATCATTAAACACTACCGAACGACATTCGCGTTGCATTGTGGTGGTACAAGGAGCCTCATATTTATGATATAACATAAATAATCCATCTTCTTTATAATGTTTCATATGAACTCCTTCCTTGTAAAGTTTATCTTTAAGATCATCAATATTTTTATTATCTTGAATATATTTATTAATTAGGAAAATTGGCTTTGTCATTACACTCATTAATAATATAATCTTTATGTCTTTATTTATAATTTATTCAATTTTTATAAAAACCGTTTAGGGTTTTATAAAATATTGCAGCGTTCAATTTTTATTTACAAGGAAAAACTTTGTTTTTCTTAGTAAATAAATATCATTTAGTTAGAGAATAGAATTTGTAAAACAAATTCTATACCTAACTAACAATTTTTATAAAAACCGTTTAGGGTTTTATAAAATATTGCAGCGTTCAATTTTTATAAAAACCGTTTAGGGTTTTATAAAATATTGCAGCGTACAATTTTTATCTTCTAAATTGCATTAATATATTTTTTTTAGTAATCTGAATTGGGGGTTTTGTTTCAACTATATTAGATTTAATTTCAATTTTAGGTGTTATCTGCTGAGGTACATCCATATTAACGTCTTTTAATTCTAATCCAATCTTTATTTTTGATGCCAACTTATCTTCTTCTATTTTAGGATTTTCAGGTAATTTAGAAATATAATCAATATTATTAGTAGGATTATTAAAATATTTAATATTACTAAGATACTCAAATGCTTTTTTACCTTCCATCACTTCATTCAAATCAGTATCAATAATAGTAGGAACCACTTTAATGTCATCAGGTAATTTAATATTATCAACATTAATCATTTTAAAAACGTCTTTTATATTATTTTTTTCTAAATATAATAAAATTTTTTTAGAATATTCGCACTTATTTGAGTAAAATAGTATTTTCATATTATATAAAAAATGAAAATAAATAATTTTAAAGTATAATAATATAGTTATATATAATGCAAAAAATAGACAAAATTAAAATTAATACTCTGGATTATGACAAAACACACGGAACTAGTAGATTGGAACTAAAAATTGCTGGATCTAATATTGATTATATTTTTATGAATACTTTAAGAAGAACAATTATGGCAGATGTACCTATATATGCATTTGCATCATTTAAATTTGAAAAGAATACATCTGTCTTTAATAATAATTATATTAAACTTAGATTAATGAATATTCCAGTATGGCATATTGAGAATAATACAACCTTCTTTGAATCAGTTAAAGAAGAACCAGAAGAGGAACAAAATATAGATGATGATGATGAAAATCACGAAGATTATTCGGTAGAAGAAAAAATTAATACTACTAATATTAAACAATTAACAATGTATATTAATTTTAAGAATAAAACAAAAGATATAATGACAGCAACAACTGATAATGCTAAATTTTATTACAATGAAAAATTAATTGAATCGCCATATAAAACAGCAATCCCTTTAGTAGATTTACAGCCTGATCAAGAAATTGCATTTTCGGCAATCAGTAAATTGGGGGTTGAAGATCAAAATGCGATCTATTCTCCTGTTAGTGTTTGTTTTTATAAACAAATAAATGATAATGAGTTTGATCTTATTATTGAATCTCGAGGTCAATTAAAAGAAGCACGAATTATTAGTGTTGCAATAGAAAATATTATAAAAAAAATGGACTCATTTTTAAAACTGTTAAAAGACACAAAGATTGATGATAAGATTGAAGGAGTTATAAATATTAATAATGAGGGACATACATTAGGGAATATTATATCTAGAGGAATGCAACAACATAATAATATTAGTTTTGCTGGATACAGACTTGTCCATCCTCTAGCAAAAAAACTAGAAATATTATATAAAATGAAAAAAGCTGGTAAAATAATTAATATACTTGAAGATGTTATTAATTATTATACAGAAATATATTTGGAAATTAAAAAGAAATTATAAAATATTTATATATTATAATGTTAAATATAATTTTATTAACAATTGCTGAAATATTTGGCGATTTTAAGTTAAAAAGTTTTGCAAGATATAACAATAATAGTGATTTATTTGGTGGTGTGGTAGGTTATACTGGTGTTATATTTTTTTTAATTAAATCATTGAAACAAAATAATATATTGTATGTAAATGGTATATGGGATGGAATGTCAGCTATTATAGAATCATTTGCGGCTTATTATATACTTGGTGAAAGATTAAATAACAATAAACAATATTTTGGTTTAGTATTTATTATTATTGGTATTATATTATTTAATATTGGTAAAGCACCCTATTAATTTTTATTCTATACACTGAGTTTTACCAGACTAGAGAATAAAATTTATTTTATTCTATACACTGAGTTTTGCCAGACTAGAGAATAAAATTTATTTTATTTTATTCTATACACTGAGTTTTGCCAGACTAGAGAATAAAATTTATTTTATTTTATTCTATACACTGAGTTTTGCCAGACTAGAGAATAAAATTTATTTTATTTTATTCTATACCTTGGAACCTTTTGGGAACTTCAATAAAATTAATAAATTCTTTAATTAATATCTTATCATTAGAATCTTTAAATTTATAGACAATATTAACAAATATTTTTTTATCTTCTTTCACTTGGATCATAAAATTTGGAATAACTCCTTCAAATGAAGATATAGTCCCCTCATAATGATACCCTTTATCGCCAAATATCTTAATATCAAACGCAAATGGCTTATCAATATTTTGTCCCGATTGGGTGATAGTAGAAATATTAGTTGGAATATTCAATGCTAAGAAATTATGAGTTATTTTAATTTTCTTATTTTGTCTTTTTAAAGTTTGATCTATATATTCTTGATTTTCAGTTAATGTTCTTTGTGTAAAAAAATAATCAAGCGTTTGAAATGTCTTATTTGGGTTCTTTAATGTATTAAATGCTTCGCCTAAATCTGCCATAATTATTATACAATATTTAATAATCTATATTTTAAATATAATAATATAAAAAAATATAATATATATTATATAGTTAATGCTAAAAAATAATGTATCGTATGGAAAAAATTTACTCGATCATAGTGATGATGAGGAAAATGCTACTAGTACAAAAGTAAATAATTATAACATCTTAAAAAATGTTGATATAAATTACAAACCTGCTCAAGATAATCAGACAGGTGTAAAAGTATATACTCTAATGAATACTGAATTTAATATTAATTGTCTATATTCAGAAAATACTAAAACTTATTCTTGTTTTCCCGAAGGTGATTTCCATAGTGATCATAATATAAATGGTTCTACTACTAATAATACAATTAATACTGATAATAATTTTAATGAAAAACATATAATTAGCGGACAAACTTGGCACAATACAATAGCAGAATTTCCCAAGACTTTTAAAAAAGATCAGACATTGACACCAGAAGAACCTAAAAAAATAATATCTGGTCAGACCTTGATACCTGAAGAACCTAAAAAAATAAAGCCAGAAGAACCTAAAAAAATAAAGCCGGAAGAACCTAAAAAAATAATATCTGGTCAGACATTGACACCTGAAGAACCTAAAAAAATAATATCTGGTCAGACATTAGATCCTGATATAAAATTACATAAACACCATCACAAACATCATCATAAACACCACAAACACCACCAACATGATATGGATGATCAGGATATTAGTATTAAACCCGTATCAAATGGGTCGTCTGATGATAATAGAATTAGAAATAATAAAATTCTCATTATGATATTTGTATTCATAGTATTGGCTGGTTTGGCATTTTTATTTTTTAAATCCAATCAGAAAAAATAAATAATTATATATAGAAATATATAACTTTAAAAATAAATAACACAAGATATTTGAAATTACAAAGTATTACACTCTGCAATACTATTATTGATATTGTTAATAATAATAATGTATAATTATTTCTAAAAAATATTTTATTATATTTAGTCTTATCTTTTATATTATTTAATAATTTATCTTTATTTTCCCATTTTTTATAGAATTCTGATTTAAATTCATTATAATTATTGTATTTAATATCAATTTTATTAATATCAATATAATAATCATTCATATTATTATGTAAAGTTATATCCCATAAAGTACCAAACCGTTTAAGATGTGTAAGGTATTCAATTATTAAAAACAACCCTTTAGTTTTTGGAACTAATAAATTATTAAAAACTGGAATATTATTTTCTTTTGAATATTCTTGATCTTTCTCTAATTTGTCTTTTGTTATAATCCTTCCTTCGGGGAAAATTATAATAAACTCTTTGCTTTTCTTATTATTTATTTTATTTAAACCATTAATAATTGAATGATAGTCTTTACTATAATTTTTATCAATTCCAATATCATATGATGATTTTAAGAAAATACCCAATCCAGGAACGTGATGTAAAATACCTTTATTGTATATAAAATTATAGTCGTGAATATTAAATTTATAAAGAGCAATTATTATTAACATAATATCGTCAAATTTACTTGTATGATTTGCAATAATTATATCAATATTATTATCATTCGGTATATCGTGTGAATTCTTCATGTACAGATTACCATTGTATCCGTGTTTGAAACAAGCGACCATAAATTCCTGCAATACATATTTAATAAAACATGATTCTCCAGCATTAGATTGTTTTGAATATATTATATATGGAAACATTATAGAAATATATGTAAATAATACAAAAGTTATAATTTTATTTATCATTATTTATTAAAAACAAAAATATAATTACAAACTAATATATTTAAACCTTAATTATCTTTATCTTATAGAGAATTATGGATTATCCTAAAGAAATTTTTGTAAAAGATTATTTTGAAATTCACGAATATTATTCATCTATATATGGTAAAGGTAGAACAATCATTTTAATGCAAGTCGGCTCATTTCACGAATGTTATTGCACTGATACAGATGGTTTGGACTTGGTATCATTATCTCAACAGTTAGATGTTATGTGCACTAGAAAAAATAGTAATAGCCCTCTTACAAAAACAAATCCACGAATGATGGGATTTCCAGTTTATTCAACAAGAAACTTTATTGACAAATTAATTAATATGAATTATACAATTGTTCTGATAGATCAAGTATCTGAACCACCTACACCCAAGAGGAAGGTAGTTTCTATATTTTCACCAGGTACTTTTATTGAACATAAAACAACAAAAACATTATATCTAGTGTCTATTGTAATTGATAAGATTAAACAAGTTAATAATTATAATTTATGTATTGGGATGTCAGCATATGATTTATCAACAGGTGAAGGATCATTTTATGAGACATTCTCAAATAATAACGACATATTATCTGGGCTAGATAATACACTAAGATTCTTAGAAAAATATCCACCAAGAGAAATTATTCTGGATAATAATTTGGATAATATGACTATTGGTAATATGAATATTGACGACATATTAAATTATCTTGGTATTGATAAGAATAATACTTTTACAATTAATAAGACTAATCATTCAAAAATATCATACCAAAAAATGTTATTAGATAAAATATATAAATGTGAGACAAATCAAAATATTATTGAAATATTAGACTTACAATTCCTAAATTGGGCGAGATTAAGTTTAATATTATTATTAGAGTATGTGATGAATCATCAACAACATATATTGGAAAAATTAACTTATCCTAAACAATTTATTACAAACAATTATCTATATCTTGGGAATAAGGCGCTCGAACAATTAGATGTTTTCTCAAAAGAGAAAGGTCTATTTGATATTATTAATCATACAAAAACAGCAATTGGTAAAAGATATCTTAAAGATCAATTAACTATGCCTCTTATTAATTCGAATGATATTAATGGTAGATATAAAATTATTGATACCATTATTAAAGGGAAACATTATGATAATATAACTAGTTATCTTGAAGATATTTATGATCTTGATAAATTAATTAGGAAAATAGAAATCAATATAATTCAACCGTGTGAATTAAATCAACTGTACATATCCATTTATCAAGTTTCTAAATTAATAGAATATTTTAATAATAATAAATTATTAAAGGTATTTAATATTAAAGATACATCATGTGTAAGTGATTTTATTAATCATATTGAAAAGACATTTGATCTGAATAAGATTAATGAATTGAATTTTAATAATTTCACTGAGACTAATGTGTCTTTCTATAATAGAAATATTTATAGTGATCTTGATGAATTACACGATAATATTGAGATAACACAAAATTTTATGACATATCTTATTAAGGAGCTAGAGAATATTATTATCAATAATGATGAAGTTGTATTTAAGAAAATAAAAACTGATACAGAAGCAAAAACGCTCATTACATTGAAATATAATGAACGTGATGGTCATTATCTATTAATCACAAATAGACGATGCGATATTCTAAAGAAAAATTTAGAGAAATATAAAGTTATTAAGATTGGTTCTATTGAATTAAAAACATCTGATCTCGAGTTCTCACCATTACCAAAATCAAGTAATACTAAAATTAATTGTAAAAAAATTCAAGAGATCTCTAATGAACTGGTTGTATTAAAAAGTACTTTGGCTAAAAAATTAAAAGAAACTTTTAAAACTGATATTGAAAAAATATCTCAAAACTTCTCCATATCATTAAGAACTTGGTCATTAACAATTTCATTTATTGATTTTATTAATTCTGGCGCATTATGTGCAATTAATAATCATTACACGCAACCAACTATAAATATTAAACAGAATAGTTATTTTAAAAGTAAGGAAATGAGACATCCGATTATTGAAAAAATTAATAATGATTATAAATATGTTCCCCAAGATATTGATTTAGATGCATCTGGGATATTATTATTTGGTATTAATTCATCTGGTAAATCTACATTAATGAAATCAATTGGTTTGAATATTATTTTAGCACAGATTGGTTATTACACAGCAACAACCAGTTTGGAATTTAATCCATATCACTCTCTATTCACCAGAATTAATGGTAATGATAATATGTTCAAAGGTCAAAGTTCATTTATGGTTGAAATGATGGAATTAATGACAATCTTAAAAAGAAATAATATGAATACTCTTGTTTTGGCAGATGAAATAGCGAGAGGGACAGAAAATATTTCTAGCAATATTATTGTATCTTATATGATAGAAACACTTGCAAAATCAAATACAAGTTTTATTACTGCTACACATTTACACGATATAACTAGTATTAATTCAATTAAAAATTTGACCAATATAATGATCAAGCATTTGAAGATAACGTATGATGCTAAAGATGATAAATTAATTTATGACAGAGTATTATCAGATGGTCAAGGTGAATCATTTTATGGTCTTCAGGTCGCTAAATATTTAATGAAAGATAATTATTTTAATGAAAGAACCCAACAATTATTAAATGAATATAATGCGAGTTGTATTAAAACAAGTAAATACAATAAGGATGTTTATATGACAGAATGTTTGATTTGTTCCAGTAAGAAAAATCTTGAATCGCATCATATTATTTGGCAAAAAGAATTTAATGAGGATGGATACCATAAGGATAAAATTTATCTTAAGAAAAATGATTCATCAAATCTGGTTAGTCTTTGTACTAAATGCCATGATAAAGTAGATAGGAATGAAATTATTATCAAAGGTTGGATTGAGACTAGCGATGGAAGACAACTAGATTATAGTATTGACAATAAACAGTATAAACAATCTAAATATACACCTGAAATTATTAAATATATAAAATCATTAAAAGATATAACAAATGATGAAATAAAAGCTAGAATTTATATTAAAGAAAAATATAGTATTAAAGTATCGTCTAAAACAATACTAAATTATTGGAATTAAATAAAATATATATATATACATATATACAGTAATGTCTAGTGATCAACCAGCCGATCAACCAGCCGATCAACCAGCCGATCAACCAGCCGATCAACCAACCGATCAACCAGCCGATCAACCAACCGATCAACCAACCGATCAACCAGTCGATCATCCAACCGATCAAAATAATGAATATGTTATATCAACTGCTTACACTGTTAATAAAACATTTGATATTATGTATAATAATTTAAATCATATTATTAATCGTCCAGAATAAAGAAATTATATATTTAAAAATAAATATATAATTTATAGTAATGTCTAGTGAAACACCATTACAAGCTGATCATCCTACTGATAATCAGACAGTTGAACAACCTGCAGAAGTTGCTGAAGTAGTTGCTGAACAACCTGCAGAAGTACCTGTTGAACAACCTGCAGAAGTAGTTGCTGAAGTAGTTGCTGAACAACCTGCTGAAGTACCTGCTGAACAACATGCAGAAGTAGTTGCTGAACAACCTGCTGAAGTACCTGTTGAACAACATGCAGAAGTAGTTGCTGAACAACCTGCTGAAGTACCTGCTGAACAACATGCAGAAGTAGTTGCTGAACAACCTGCTGAACAACCTGCAGAAGTACCTGCTGAACAACATGCAGAAGTAGTTGCTGAACAACCTGCAGAAGTTCCTGCTGAACAACCTGCTGAACAACCTGCTGAAGTACCTGTTGAACAACATGCAGAAGTAGTTGCTGAACAACCTGCAGAAGTTCCTGCTGAACAACCTGCTGAAGTAGTTGCTGAACAACCTGCAGAAGTTCCTGCTGAACAACCTGCTGAAGTAGTTGCTGAAGTAGTTGCTGAACAACCTGCAGAAGTTCCTGCTGAACAACCTGCAGAAGTTCCTGCTGAACAACCTGCTGAAGTAGTTGCTGAACAACCTGCTGAAGTACCTGCTGAACAACCTGCTGAACAACCTGCTGAAGTACCTGCTGAACAACCTGCTGAAGTACCTGCTGAACAACCTGCTGAAGTACATGCTGAACAACCTGCTGAAGTACCTGCTGAACAACCTGCTGAAGTACCTGCTGAACAACCTGCTGAAGTACCTGCTGAAGTACCTGCCAAATTTCCTGCTGAAGTAGTTGCAGAAGTACCTGCTGAAGTAGTTGCAGAAGTACCTGCTGAAGTACCTGCTGAACAATCTGCTGAAGTACCTGCTGAACAATCTGCTGAAGTACCTGCTGAACAATCTGCTGAAGTAGTTGCAGAAGTACCTGCCAAAGTTCCTGCTGAAGTAGTTGCGGAAGTACCTGCTGAAGTACCTGCGGAAGTACCTGCTGAAGTACCTGCGGAAGTAGTTGCAGAAGTAGTTGCTGAAGTAGTTGCTGAAGTACCTGCTGAAGTACCTGCTGAAGTACCTGCTGAAGTAGTTGCTGAAGTAGTTGCAGAAATACCTGGTGAAGTAGTTGCTGAAGTACCTGCTGAAGTACCTGCTGAAGTAGTTGCAGAAGTACCTGCTGAAGTAGTTGCTGAAGTACCTGCTGAAGTACCTGCTGAAGTACCTGCTGAAGTAGTTGCTAAAGTTGCTGAACAACCTGCTAAAGTTCCTGTTATATCTCTTGATAATGCATCAGATCTTTATGAATCTCTTTCTGAAAATGATACAACTGATGATGAAACAGAATTAAAACCTAATAATAAATTTGAAACAGAATTAAAACCTAATAGTGAATTTGTAAAAATGGATACTGTTTTACAAAAACCTCAAACAAATCTTAAAAGTTTATTATTAAGAAGAAGATTTTAAATTGATGATAATTTGTGTTGCAAAAAGTCTTTAACAACCTCATAATTATCTTTAAGATCATACCAATTTAATTCAGTTCTTCTAATAAATATTCTTAATAATGTATATACATATTTAAAACCTTTATTAGTTTTTAAGAAAGGTAATAATTTTTTATATTTAAAAAAAAACTCTTCATTTTCAATCCATTTTATTATTTTGTTATAATAAAATTGAGTAATATCGTATCTTAATCTTTTATCCTTATTAATATTTTGGTATTCATATACTCTTTGGTTATACATTGGAGGAATAAAATAAGTTTTTATTTTTTGATCTGCCATTATATTATGTTAGATTATTTTTTGAATTTTTTATTAAAATAATTATTCATATCATTAATTAGATCAAAATTAAAATCATCAATATTCTTTTCTTCAAACCAATATTTTATATAATCTTTAATATTTTTTTTTAACGATTCTTCATTCATAAAATCATCAGGAATAGTTAGTTTTAATAATATAAGACTTAATTCATTTAATATTTGGTGATGATTCTTTAATATACTAAAATTTTCATAAATCCAAGAATTATAAATTTTATTTAATGTATCGAAAGGAACTTCATCTTCATTATTAGGATCGCTACTATATTTTTTCATTTTAAATGAATCATAATATATAATAGAATTATTATCAATAGTATCTTTTGTGTATTTTATCAAACTATCGATAGAATCTATATTGTATAATTCTAATATATTTTTAGAAGATACAATAAGTGGTTTTTTATATAAATAAGCTATATCATTCTTTTTTTGCTTAACTAATACTTTATTATATATTATCTTGTTAGTAGGCTTATTAAATTTATGCGTCTGAGGGATTATTAAATGATTATTATTTTTTTTTATACTCATTATTATATACTATATTATAATGATTAGCAAAATTTTATTACAAAAATCAAAAGAAAAAATAGAAGATCATATTGTTGAAATGATCGCATCTAATTTAACAGAAGAATGGAATTATATAAATTATGTAAATGGTGAAGAAGTTAAATTCTTTAAAGATAATCCATTAGATGAATTTCCAGATATAGTTGCTAAATTTAATTCTTATGAGAATAATCAACATAAAACTGACTTGTTCAGATATTATTATCTCTATATAAATGGCGGTGTATATCTAAATAGTTATGCGATGCTCCACGAGAATATTACAAAAATTGTAAAAGATTATAATCTAGTAGCTGTTATTAGTTTCTTTCCAGGTTCTATATTTAATGGATTTATCGCAACAATCCCGAAACACCCATTAATATACGCAGCATTAAAATATATGTATGAAGCTGATGCAAAATCATTATTATTGGATTATCATAAACCTGGAAAATTTCTATATGAATTATTAAATAAAAATAAATATGATAATATATTTTTATACAAAGAGTACTTGAATAAAGGGGTTGGTTATACTTATGATAAAGACAGTATGAGCCTTATAGTACAATATTATATTGATAAGATGGTTCCACGATTAAAAGAAGATGAGAAATTAAAACCGGGAAAAGTAAGATGGGAATCTTCTACTTTAAAAAAAGTCGTTTATTACAAAAAATAATAATTTAAACAATATTTTATTATATTAGTATATAATGAGTAATAAAAAGCAAGATACAGATACTACTGATTCTACCGAAGATACTACTGAAGATTCTTCTGATAATAGCGAGACAAGTAATAGCAGCGAATCCACTGAGGAGGAGAATAAATTATATTTAGAAGGTGATATAATAAATCATTATAATATTATTTATCAGATTGGTAAAGGAGGATATTCAACTGTTTGGTTGGCTTATAATATTAATAATAGTAAATTCTATGCATTAAAAGTACATGATCCAAATGATTATGATGATTCGATTGATGAGGTTAAATTTGTTAAAACATTACCCAGCGAACCTAATTGTTTTAATAATATAGTTGAATATTTTATTAAAAAAATAAATAACAAAAAATATATATGCTCAGTATGGAATCTTCACGCCGCTAATCTAGATTCAATACTTAGAAAAGGTAATTATAATAATGGATTACCACACGATGTTGTTAATAATATAATGAAACAGATGATCCAAGCCTTGGATATTTTACATAATAAATATAAAGTATTTCACGGAGATATAAAACCTGATAATATTTTTCTAAAAGGAATAAATTGTAAAGACCAATTTATTATTAATAAATACAATGAACTAAATTTTTTCGAACAATATATTAATGCTAAAAAAGAATTCTGGATTGGTTGTAATAAAAATATCAAAAATATAGATAAAATGAAAACAGAAGATAAATTAAATATTAGGAAGAAAATTCATTCTAATATTGTTAGAACTTTATTGGAGTGTGAAGATTTAAAAAATTTAAATCCAAACAACATAACACTAACAGCCATTAACTCAAATATTAGCCTTGGTGATTTTGGCACATTTTGTACCAAAGATAATTATTATGAAGACTCATTTGGTACAAGATATTATCAAGCACCTGAAATTATCCTCAATAGTAAAACATCCTACCCTGTAGATATATGGGCTCTTGGTTGTACATATTATGAATTATTATCTGGTAGGATTCTATTTGATCCTAATAAGGATAAACATTATTCGCGTGATTATTATCATTTGTGCTTACTGGCCGATACATTCGGTCAATTTAATCCAACTTTCTTAAAACAAACTAATAGGTATAAAGAATTTTTTAATAAAAAGTTTGTACTAAAAGATTATAATAAACCTGAAATTTGTAGATTGGATAGAAAATTAAATGAAAGCAACTTGATGCATATTAAAGATTTCTTGTTGAAAATGCTCCAATTAGAACCACGACAAAGAATAACTATAAAGGAACTTGCATCTTTTAACTGAATGAATTATCCATATAATTTCCATAAATCAGGTTTTTTAACTATATCACCATTGGGTCCTATACGTTGGGTATATTTTATTGTTTCTTTAGGAACATAACCATAACAAGGAACATTTGGACTAGTTGGTTGGATGTTATTGTTAGTTGGGTTAGGAAGGGTATGCTTGGCGCCATTTTGCCAGCCATTGTACTGTTGATCTAAACTTGGCATTAGACCGATTACCATGTGTTTTATGGAACAAATAAAGATTAAAAAATTCAATTTTTTTATTATAATATAATATAATGAATAATTATAAAGATGTTTATCAAAATTTAATGAATATTATGAATAGTATACATGATATACAAATCAAACACACAAAAACATTACTTAATCCACTTACAGAAGATTTAATTATGCAAAATCATAGTATGTATGGAGGTAATATTATAAATACAAATACATTATCATCTTCAAATATATCAACAATAGGATTATCAACTAATACCATAATATCAAAATATCCAACAGGATTAATAATTAATAATAATTATATAAATAATTCAGGAGCTTTATTAACTGTATCCGGACAATTTACAAGTCCTTATACAGATTCATACCCAAGTAATGATATTTTTAAAATAAATAATGATGCATCTGTTGTTGTTGGAGCATATGAAAGATTAATTACAGGTAGTACACTTCCAGCATTAACCGTATATGGGAGCATTGATATTGAGGATGGTTCTATCACGGCACCTAATATTATAAGTTCTATAACTGGTGATGCGTCAAGAGGTATTACTGTTTATGGTACATATGCAGAAAAAAAAGTTAAACTGGCAAATCCAATAAATTCTTTAGCTGTAACAACAGGAACCATTAGTACACTATATAGTGAATCTTGCAATATTTCTACTTATTCTACTATATCAGGTAATATACATAGTCTATATAGTAGTTCGTGTACTATAAATAATTTAAATATTACATCTGGTACTATTGGTAATTTATATAGTAATTCATCTAGTATTGATAAATTAACTGTTACTAGTGGTAGTATTAGTAATCTATCAGCTAATTCTTCTAGTATAGGTAATTTATTTATTACTAATGGTACTAATGGAAATATATATAACCTTAGTACTACTAGTAGTAATTTAAATACAATTTCTGGTACTATTAATAATTTATCAATTAATTCTTCTACTATGAATAGTTTAAGTTCTATAAATGGCACATCTAATAATATATATAGTAATTCATATAGCGCAACTAATCTAAATATAATAAATTCTACTATTAGTAATTTGAATACAAATTCTTCTAGTATTGGTAATTTAAATACTAATTCTTCTACTATTAGTAATTTGAATACAAATGGATTGAAATTAATTAATCTACCTTCTGGTAATTCTAACACTATAATAGGTATTGATAGTCAAAATAATGTAAAATCTCAAATATTATCATCTGGTATAACAAATGTTATAAATTCTACAACATATAATAATGGTTATAATGCTATTAAATCAGGATCGCAACTTACTATAAATACACCAAATCAAAGTTTAAACACTGATGGATCTCCATTATTTAACGGTTTATATATAAATACAATGCAATACATAGAACCATTTGGTTTACACCATCGTGAAGATGGTACTCCTGATGGTATTTCTTATGCATTTTATTACTATAATAATAATTCTTTAATTCCTACTACACCTGCACCACCAGCATCAGTTACGCCACAATTTGAAAATCAAATAAATTATATAAAAATAGATAATTATATTATATGGTCTTCTAAATTAATAATTACCATAAATCAATCTGGTAATTGGTCATATAACATTTCTATTAATCAGGCTGGTAGTGATAAGGCATATTTTACACTACCATATGCAGCTGTTAATGTAACTAATACTACGACATCTACAACAATCCCTATTACTCAATTAATTAATTATATAAATTATCTTAGCGGTGGCTCTAATACTATTGCAAACACTATAAACTTGCTAGGACATTCATCTAACTTTAACAATAATTCTAGTGATTCAAAACCAATAGGAAGCTATTTCTATAATGCTAATTTTCCTAATCGCATTTATTTTAATGCTTACAGTTATTCAGGAATACTTAGTTCAGCTAATCCAAGTCTTATATTATACTATGGTGGAGGATATTTCACATCGTAGTATTTTTAGAAAAATAAATTTATTATATATTATATAATAAATTTATTATATTTTATTATATAATGAGTGAATATAAAGAGGTTTATCAAAACTTAATGAATATAATGAATTCTATACAAAGAATACAAAAAATACAAATGTCAGCATTGACAAATCCACTAACAACAGATATAATAATGAATGGATATAATATTTTAGAATGTAATAATATAATAGCTAATACTTTAACATCCTCAAATATAAATACAAATGCATTATTAACAAATAGTATTACATCTAATTATCAATCTGGAATAAAAATTAATAGTAATTATCCTAATAATTCAGGAACTTTTCCTCTATTAACTGTAACAGGACAAACAACAGGCTCTCTAACATATCCTAACAATGATATTTTTAAAGTAAATAATGATGGTAGTGTTATAATAGGATCTTATGGTAGATTAATTACAAATAGCACAGTCCCTGCATTAACAGTATATGGTAGCATTGAATTACATGGACCTTTAAATTCTACTAATATTGTAAGTTCTATAATAGGAGATGCAGATAATGGTCCAGGCGCGATTACAGTTAGTGGTACATATGCATATAAAACAGTTGCATTGGCAAATACAATAAATAATATAAATATTACAACAGGCGCAATTAGCAATTTATATACTAATTCTTCTACTATTTCTAGTTTATTTGCTTCATCTGGAACTATTGGTAATCTTTATAGTAATGCTGGTAGTATATCTAGTTTATATGTTAATTCGTGTAGTAATATAAACACTAACATAAATAGTTCAACTATTTCTAATTTAATTTCAACCAATGGTACTATTAGTAATATTAATATTAATTCAGGTACTGTATCTAATTTAAATTCTACTGATAGTAAGATTAATAATCTATATACTAATTCTTATTCTCTTTCTAATTTATTTGGTAATTCTGGTACTATTAATAATTTACAAAGTAAAAATGCTACTATATCAAGTTTATTTACTAATAATGGCAGTTTTGGCAATTTATATAGTAATTCTAGTAGTATAGCAAGTTTAAATACTACTAATTGTACTTCTACTAATATATTTTGTAATTCTTCTAGTATTGGTAATTTAGTTTCTAATTATGGTACCATAAGTAGTCTATACACAAGTAATCTTAAATTAATAAATTTGCAATCTACTCCTATTAATTATGTAATAGGAGTAGATGGACAAGGTAATATAAACTCACAAGCTGTACCATCACTTAATAGTATAACAAATGTTACAACAGGTACTACATATTCATTGGGTTATATTCCTAATATAACAGGTTCAACTCTTAATGTAAATACTCCTAATCAAAATCTAAATAGCAATTCAATAACTGCTAATTTTAATGGTTTATTTTTAACATTAAATACAACAATTGAGTACCCCTATACAATAACTCGAACATCTAATAATAGTTATAGTTCACTAGAATCTTCGAATAATATTACATTTCTTACATCTACATCATCATTTCCTGTAGAAACATTAACTATAAAAAATAATATAACTTATAATAAAATTGGCAATATAATTTATTGGAAGTGTGATTTAGTATTATCTACAACTAGGGACCTTGAAGGCCTAGTTACCTATATCTTTGGCCGCCCGGTAGGTAATTTTTATAATTCTGCATATTTTATTTTACCATCTATATATTTATCAAGTCCAATAAGTCCAATATTAAATAATCCAACTAATATTACATCATTAATACAACTATGTTATCTTCATCGTATTGATACTGTTAATAATACTGTTAGTTACAATGGTTATACTAGTACTAACAGTGTACAAGTAATATTTAAGGATTCTTATTTAGGGGGAACGAACATAACTTTTATGCCAACTTATAATATTCTATCTATTAATGGTTCTAATACAGGGGTTGTTATGTTAAATCCTTCAAATAATTCTAACCTGTTATTTATGAGTTCTTTTATGACTTCAATACCTTCATCTACTAATCCTTTTACTGTTACTTTAAATTTTAGCGGATCTTATTACACAACATCATAAAATAAATTATTAATTATAATTTTTTATAAAATCTTTGAATATATAATGAATAAATATAAAGATCTTTATCAGAATTTAATGAATATAATGAATACTATTCAAGATATACAAAAATTACAAGTTAATGTTTTATCTAATCCACTTAATCAAGATATTAATATGAATCATCATAATATTTTAAATACTAATATTATTGAAACTAATACATTATCATCATCTAATATAATTACCACAAGATTATCAACAAATACTATTACACCAAATTATCCTTCAGGTATATTAATAAGTGGTAATTATCCTTCTAATTCAGGAACTGTTGCCTTATTAACTGTTATTGGTCAAACAACTGGTTCTTTATCATATCAAAATAATGATATTTTTAAAGTAAATAATGATGGTAGTGTTGTTATAGGTTCTTATAATACATCATCATCTGCATTAACTGTATATGGTAGTATTCATTTACATGGACCTTTAAATTCTACTAATATCATAAGTTCTGTTGTTGGTGATGCAGATAATGGACTGGGAAGTATTATATCGGTTGGTACATATGCACAAAAAACTCTTAAATTAGCAAATCCTATAAATAATTTAACAGCCAATACAGGAAATATTAATAGTCTATACATTAATTCTTTTAATATTGATAATATAACTCCTACTTCTGCTACTATAGGAAATATATATAGTACATCTGGAACAATTGGTAATTTAAATACTACTAGTAATACTATTAGTAATCTGTATAATACATTTGGTACAGTTGGTAGTTTGAGTGCAATAAATGGTACTATTAGTAATCTGTATAGTACATTTGGAACAGTTGGTAGTTTGAGTGCTATAAGTGGTACTATTAGTAATCTGTATAGTACAACTGGAACAGTTGGTAGTTTGAACGCAATAAGTGGTACTATTAGTAATCTGTATAGTACATCTGAAACAGTCAGTAGTTTGAGTGCAACAAGTGGAACTATTAGTAATCTGTATAGTACTTCTGGAACAGTTGGTAGTTTGAACGCAACAAATGGAACAATGAGTAGTTTATATTGTAATTCCACTAGCATTAGTAATTTAATTAACACAAATTGTACTGCTAGTAGTATATATACAAGTAATCTTAAAGTTAATTTACAATCAGGTAATTCTACTAATATAATTGGTGTTGATATATCTGGTAATATAAACTATCAACCATTACCATCAGCTGGTATAACAATTGTTACAGCTGGCACAACATATAATATTGGTTATAACTCAAATATTGCAGGTTCCACACTTACTATTAATATGCCGAATCAAAGTGTAAACACAGATGCATTTCCTTTATTTAAAAATTTAAATATAAATACTATAACACAAATAACAAACTATCCAATAACAAGAATAGGTACAACAAATCAATATAAATCTACAAATAATGTTTATTTTACAACTGGAGATTCAATAGCTGCTTCATATATTAGAGGTTCGGTAAGTTATAATATAATGGGTAAATATGTATCTTGGCTTTGTATATTATCAATTGGCATACCTTCTAATAGTACATTGATTTTCCTCGGGAGCCTATCTGGTACGAAATTATTTTTTAATTTACCATTAGACTATTCTAACTCTAATGTAGTATTAAATAATCAAACATCTATTACTGAATTATCTCAATTTATAAATATGGCTACTAACACAGTAAACATTAATCCGGATTATGATAATAATAATTATATTAATATTAAGTATCTTGGGCCTAGCACTAATGTTAATATAACAGGTGTAATAACACCACAATATACAAGTGGAAGTAATACTGTATCTATTAATAATGTTATTCAAATAGCTGGATCAGTAATAGAGTTCAATCCATATATGCTTTATTTTTCAGGATCTTATTACACATCTTAGTTATTAAAATAATTATTTACTATCATTAGCGACAACATCATTATCAGACGATTCGTCTTTCATATTATTAAATGCGATCTTCATATAACCTTTTCTAGTAGGTTCGTTAAATTGTTTATTCAAGAATTTAACGTAGTCAATCTTCTTGGGTAGTTTGTTATTACCTTTATTGAGAGTATACCAAGCTTTGAAATCCTCCCAAAGAGGACCAGGTTTGATATAATCTTTCTCATTATTAGTAATAATAATTCGATCCACCATGTACTCGGTATAAAAGTCATTCTCCATCTTATATTGTTTGGTAGAGGCCATAACTTCCTCAGGATCAGCAAGGTAAGTCATATTCTTGTACTCACTATTGTAAATATGAAGAAGATAACTTAGGAATGCAGGTCCCCACTCTGGAATTTTTTGTTTCAATGTATTATCAATCATAAACTCATTAGGTTTTACTGGGTTATCAGTAAATTTAGAATTGAAATCAATAATTCTTAATCTTCTCCACGTACCATCATCATTAGAGGGGACAACAGGAAGTTGATTGCATGTTAGGAAGAATTTCATTTGAGGTTTGAATTCGATCATCTCATTCGATCCTTTAAAGAGATCACGAACCAACACCTTATCGCCACCTGTAAATTCTTTCATCACACCAACATTTAGTTTCTCCCCATCATCAGTCTCTTGAAATACACCGCAGCGTTTTCCTTTCATCCTAACTTTTTCAGGAGAAGTTTCATTTGATGTTCCTCTCTTCCTAGTAATAATAGTAATTGGACATGACATGTAATAATCACCAAGTGCATAATACATTAGATCCATTGTCAGCGATTTACCATTTGAACCACAACCAGTCATAATATATAGTTTTTCTTCTTTATTATCACCACATAAGCATGTACAAAGTGCGTGAATAAAATATTTTCTAACTCTCTCATTAGGGAGAATCTTAGAAAGGAAATCAAGAATCTTATTTTTATAAGGATTCTTATCATTCCATTTCTGATAATAATTCTTGGTACTTAGAGTAATATAATCATCGGGACGACCCTCTCTGAATATATTCTGTTCCAAATCATAAACACCGTTCTCAAAACCGATCAAGTTAGTATTTTCATCTAGCTTCTTATCAAATAGATCATCATAAAAGAGAGCTTTACACTCATCCATTAATGTCTTTTTAAAAGTATTGTTCATTAATTTATCAACAATAGTATCAAGACTAGTTCGGCGTCTAATTAATTCATCTTTATTAATACCAGATACTTTGGTAATCATAATACTAATATCAGCAATCTCTTTATTATACTCATTTGCAAAGTCTTCTGATAATTGCATTTTTAAAGTATAACCCTCATCCACACGAACCCATTTATGATTTCTAAATTCCCACCAAAGATTATTTTTAATAGATGAACAGATAAATCTATCAGAATATTTGGCGTGAATACTTTTAGCTAAAAAATAAGTATTACCATTCAAGCTTTTATTCATAATATTTTTAAATTCTTCTCTATTAAATGCTTCGTACTGTTTAGGATCATCTTGTTTGGCCCAAAAAGCCAATGATCTAATAGTTAAAAGATTACCAGTGCTAGGATTTTTCATTGTTCTCCACGCTTTTTCACATTCGCCATCTTTAAATTTCTTTACACATTTTTTAGAGAAATCAATCCAAGCAGATAATAAAGACTGATCGATATTATGCAACACAAGACCAACTCTTACCCAATCGTGATAATCTTCTGATCTTTTATCACTAAGCATTGCTGTGTATCGATATGCTTTTCTAATCTCATCTTCCTTATTTGTTGGAATCTCATATTTCTGTTCATTTTTAATAGTATTAACACCAAGTTCATTACATTCAACTTCAATATCCGATTCACTAATATGATCACTCAACTCGGTTGCTTTCTTCTTTTGAAATTTCTTAGAATATAATGAAAAATATTTAACTAATTTTTCATTATCATACTGACAATTCATATGCGCGCCCGTATCATGACAATACATAATACCCTTATCGTGATCATAAATCACATCAATATTATTATTATATATATTCTTTAATTTATAAACATGACCAGTTGGTTTCTTTGATCCATATATGAACCAGTTATTAGAGCTTACAACTGATTTATCGATAATTTTTTCAGCTGGTTGTGTGAAGCTTGCAAATATTTCAGCCTCTTTACACAATTTAACTGCCATATGTCTAATAAGATGTCTGATTTTAGTTTGAACACAAGTTTGAGGAAACATAATATGAAATCCATCGCGGAATGTCGATTCTTTTTCTTGAGGCTTACTTTTCTCAAACACACAAGCTCTGTAATCATCTTTCTTAACTACAAGATAATGATCAATTGCTTGAACATAAATTTTAATCAAATCAGTAATTAATTTATTATCGTATAAACGACCTCCTTTATAATCTTCTATTGGTTGTTCTAAATCTATATCAATAATTAATGGACCATACTCATTCTGTGCTTCTAAAATTGGCATATCATTAACATTATTATCAAGAGCCTTAATATAAAGTTTCATAAACTCTTCTCTTTGTTCGCTATCCATGTAAAATTTACCAGTAATACTGCCATATGCAACATGTGTAGGTTTCTCTTTATTCTCTTCTGTATGTCTATGTTCTTCTAGGAATTTATAAACCTTATCTCTATATTTTTGCATTTTCTTCATTTCATTTTGGTCTGTCATTATTAATTATTGTAAGTAAGATTTTTTTATATATATTTTTCAATTTTTATCAATCAAAGGAGATATCACTTTATGGTGTAATACATCAGCTTTTACCATACTTTATAAAAATTATCGCTATAATTATAGATGTAAAAATAATCATCTTATAATTACAATAGCAAAAGTTATAAAAAGTACTATCTAATGTATTCCAAGTTTTACCAATCTCATGTTTAAAATATATCCCACCATCACATTTTCCATTAGTACATATATTACAATCTCCTGCAAATTCTTTATTAGATAAAATATAATGATTAATATTATTCAATTGATATTCATTACTCATTTTTGTTAAGAATGATGGACCTGTACTATTCATAACATGTAAATGTTTCCCAAAATAATAATAGTTATTCATATAATTAGTTAGATTATCAATACAATATTTAATAAATGGATTTTTTGGAGATACCATAAAAAACATATTTGTAAAATAATTTAAATTATTCGAACTTTTGGCCAAAACCAAATCATATTTTAGAAATGAATTTAGTGTTTTTTTACATAATAGATCCATATCAAGATATATTCCTCCATATTTGTATAATACAAGATACCTAAATGCATCACATCTTTGAATATGATATTTGTATGACACATATGTATTATAAAATTCAGGATATTCATCTTTAACAAAATTATTCATTGTATTATCGGTCCAAAACATATATTCATAATCAGAATACTTTCTCCTGCATTTCATATTAGCATTTTTCCATCTTTTAGGTATATTAAGATTCCTCCATGTTTGATGAAATATTTTGGGTATCATTATATTTATTCAGATAATAATTGAAAAATAAATTATATAAAATCTAATCATTTATATAATTTAATGTATTTTTGCCCAAATTGTTCATATTCTTTTGATATTAGTAAAACGACGAACCAAGCTGAAACTAGCGACACAGATGAAAGAAAAGTGATTAGTAAGGTTCCTGATATTATTAAACTTTACGAGGCTAAAGAAGATCTAAGTCTTTATAAAGCTGATTTTACTAAAGATGAATTAAATAAAAATAAAAAATATCAAAAATTTTCTATTGAAGAAAAACAATCTATTAATCAAATATTTGAAAAAAGTTTATTATCAGAAGCAGTATTTAAATGTACTAATTGTAATAATATTCAAGAAATTAAAGAAACTGTACTATTATATCAATATAGTACAGATACTAGAGATGATAAAAATAAAACACTCAGTGAAAATAAATTCCTATCTAAGGATCCATTATTACCAAGAACAAGAGATTACATTTGTAAGAATCCTAGCTGTATTACTCATAAAGATGATATGATAAAAGAAGCAGTTTTTTATAGAGATAAGAATACATTTAAACTAAATTATATTTGTAATGTTTGCTATTTTGGTTGGTAGATTATTCTAAATTATTTATTCTAAATAAGATAACAAATGAGATTTATCAAGTTCATCTAATGTCCAAATTTCTACCTTGCCATTTGGTAAAGGCCTTTTAATTTTAAAAGGTATCATGTTTAATTTAAGTTCTTCTTCAGCAATAACATCATACGGTAGTCCTTCTATATTTTTAACTAATGGTTTAGCACCCATTGTTAGTTGTTTAGTTCTTTCGCCTAAAATTCGAACCATCTCATATTTAGTTAATTTATTTCTTGTAATTCTATCTCCCTTTTTTAATTCCTCAGGTTTTGCAATAGGTAAATTATTATTCTGATTAAGATCAAGCAATTCTGGTAATTCATCTATATCAGATTCATTTTCACCTTTATCTTTATCTTCATCATCTTCTTCATCATATTCTTCCTCGTCTTCTGGGGTTTCTTCAACTTCTACATCCTCATCAATTTCAATATCATCAGCTTCATCATCTGATTCTTTCTTTTGTTTTTTTGGCATTATAATATATATTAAAAATATTTTTAAATATAAAATAATTCAATTTTTATAAAAACCGTTTAGGTTTTTTATAAAATATTGCAGCGTTCAATTTTTTGGGGTTATAAATTAAGAGGATCATTATCAACATCCATAATAGAACAACCTCTTGCAATCTCATCCATTGTATATCTGTCTTTATTAAAACATTCAATCTTTATTCTTCTATAAATAGTATCATCCAGAATTAAATTAGGTCTTACTTTGTATAAAAAATCTAATTTCATCATATTATTAATTTTATTACTAGGATATAGTTTTCTAATATTTTCATATCTATTTCTCCAACATACTTCACATAAGATACAAATATTATTAATATGTTTAGCATTATATGATTCTAATGATAGATATTTAGGTACAACATGAGTTCTATTATATTTATTTATTAGAACGCCATTATGATGTTTCCAGTAAGGACAAATATCGTCTAAAAATCCAATATGTTTATTATTACCATTGTTTTCGCATTGATTAGCCATTAAATAATATAAATAGTTTATATTTATATTATTTATTGTTCAATTTTAATTAAATCCGCTAGGATTTAAGTGAAATAGCTTGTTCAATTTTAATTAAATCCGCTAGGATTTAAGTGAAATAGCTTATTTACAATCATTATCAACCATAATTTTAACTAGATCCTCAAAACTATGTTCAGGTTCCCAACCTAAAACTGTTTTTGCTTTGGATGCATCTCCAATTAATTGTTCTACTTCAGCCAATCTATAATATTTTTCAGAAATAAATATAAGTTCTCTCCCAGTATCTTGATCATAACCAATCTCATTAACCCCACTACCCTTCCACATGATATTGAACCCTTTTAATTTAAAGGCTGTTTCTATAAAATGTCTTACACTATAATATTTATTAGTTGCTAGAACAAAATCATCAGGTTTATCGTGTTGGAGCATTAACCACATTCCTCTAACATAATCTTTAGCATGTCCCCAATCACGTAGTGCATTAATATTACCTAGTACCAACTTATCTTGCACCCCTTTAATTATATTAGCTAATCCTATTGTTATCTTTCTTGTTACAAAATTATGACCTCGGCGCTCGCTTTCGTGATTAAATAGAATACCTGAACACGCAAACATATTATATGATTCTCTATAATTTTTAGTAATCCAATGACCGTATAATTTGGCTACACCATATGGAGAACGAGGATAAAATGGTGTAGTTTCTTTCTGAGGGATTTCAACAACTTTACCAAACATTTCTGATGTTGATGCTTGATAAAATTTAATCTTATCAAGGGGAATATTGCAATTTCTTAATGATTCTAATAATCTTAATGTACCTAGTCCATCGATATTTGATACATATTCAGGCATATCAAATGAAATTTTAACATGACTCATTGCCGCCAAATTATAAACCTCAAGAACACTAATGTTATCATATTTAATTCTAATTTCATTCAGGATATTCATTAGATTAACACAATCAGCCAGATCTCCATATCTTAAATTTAATTTACTATAAATATGATCAATTCTACACGTATTTATATTAGAAGAGCGTCTTATTATTCCCCACACATGATAATCTTTTTCTAATAAAAATTCTGCAAGATATGAACCATCTTGACCAGTAATACCCGTAAGCAACGCAACTTTAGACATTATACTTATAAATCAAATTATCTATTTATATAAAATTATAAATTTATATAAATAATATATAGTAAAATTTATTTCTACAATATATTAAATGTTTAATATTATCATTGAATCAATAGTCGCTGGTATAATAACTTTAATAATTGGTACTATTATTTTTAACTTGACAATAAATAAACAAAATAAAAATCAAGAAAAGCCAGATAGCATAAATATATCATTCTTCATGACAGGTTTAGTGATGAATTTCTTATTATCTTTTAGTGGATTTAATAAATGGTATTGTGATAAAGAATGTATTCAAAATTGCCCTCTTAATAAATAGCCTATTCACTTTCCTCAGTATCTGCATCTTTCTCAGCAATCGTATTTAATACATCTGGATTCATACTTTTAAAAAGATTATCCATTGATGGCATTTTATAATCAGCCCCAATACCCATATGTTTGGCTAAAAGTTTAAAATATAATTTGTAAGGATGATTACTAGCAAGAGTTGCCGTCACACCATTTTGTAATACACCCATTACAAGAGGTTTGTATTGTTCAGGGTTCTTTAAAATCTCAACAGGTTCAGGTACTGGAACTTTTGAGATTTTCATTAATTTTTTATACTCATCGCTTATTTCTTTAGGAACAATATCTTTATTTAGACTTAGATGTCTTACATTAATATTTGTTCTATTATCAGCCATTAGTTTTAATTTGGCTTTAATCATTTCTTTCTTCTCTTTTAGATCAACTTTCTTTTCTTCAACATAATCCTTGGAAACTACTTTATATTTAACCTCACTATCAGTCTTTTCACTGAGTAATATTTTATATTCTGGTTTAATAAATCTATTAGCATCACTTAATTTACCATTATTGCGTATAAAATCTTTAAATTTAACTAATGCAGACTTTGAATTAAACCCCGATTTATCCCCATCTACAATTACACTTAGATTACTCATTATAATATTATATAATAAAAATCTTTAAATAAACTTTATAAAATAACTTTTAATTTTTTATTAAAAGGTATAAAAAAATAGTTGTTTTATACTACTAATATGGTAAAAGACACAACATTATATGATAGATTAAATATTCAGCCTAGTGCTGACGATAATGAGATTGATAAAGCTTTTAAAAAACTAGCAAAACAATATCATCCAGATAGACATTCTAACGAAACTGAAGAAAAGAAACAAGAATTTACTGCAAAATTTCAAGAAATTCAACAAGCAAAAGATATTCTAGGCGATAAAGAAAAGAGACAAGCTTATGATCAGGTTGGAATGGATATGTTAAAAGGTGGCGGTGGTGGAGAGCCAGATGTAAATGCATTCTTCCATCAATTTCAAAATCAATTTAATCCTTTCCAACATATGTTCGGAGGACAGCAACAACAAAGACATGAACCTAAAGAGGATGTTGTTAAACAAGTTGAAGTGTCGTTAGAACAGTTATATAATGAAGAAACTATTAATGTATCTTATAAATATAAATGTTCTTGTACTAAATGTAATGGTGAAGGAACTAGGGATGGAACTCCCTCCAAATGCAATATATGCAATGGTTCAGGTACGCACGTTCAAATTATGAGAATGGGGCCTCACATAGTACAACAACAAATGACATGTCCTCAATGTAGAGGCCGTGGTAAAATGACTAATGATAATAATAAATGTTTAACTTGTAATGGTGATGAACATATTATGAAAGAAAGAACAGTCCAATTAGCATTAAAAGGTAATTATAAAACAGGAAAGAAAATTCAATATCCAAATAATGGACATCAACTTAAGAATGATAAAAGTGATCTATATTTTGTTATTAATGAATTACCTCATAATTTGTATAAAAGAGTTGAAAATGATCTGATTACAACAGTTGATTTGAAGATGTTTCAAGCATTATTTGGATTTGATAAAACAATTGATTATCTTAATGGACAAAAACTTCATATTAGCCATAATATAAAAACAGATTATAATACTGTTAGAAAAATAGTTGGTAAGGGAATGAAGAATAGTAATAATACTTATGGTGATCTTTATATTAGATTTACTTTCACTTTACCCAACTTGTATCTTCTTGATAATAGTATTAAGGATAATTATAAAGCTGCATTCAAATCATTTGATCCTCATGAAAGTTCTAATGAGGATCAAGTAAAAATTAATAAGACTAAATATATTGATACGCAATTAGTTGATTGTAAGGATAAAGAGTCAAGTATTCTTCAATATCTGACTATGAGTAATGAACAACCTAATAATAAAGAAGAGGGGCGACAACAATGTGTCCATCAATAGGTAGCAATAAACTAATAAAATATTTCAAATAAATTTTTTTATATCTTAATATATATGAAATTATATATATTAAGACATGAAGATAGGACACAAGATTGTAGTTTCTTTAGTCCTCTTACTAAAGAAGGATTGAACAATTCAATAAAATTAATAGACATATTAAAAAATGAGAACATTAATATTATATATTCTTCGCCATATATTAGGACATTACAAACAATATATCCATATTCAATAAAAAATAATATAAAAGTAAATCTTGAGTATGGTCTTGGAGAGATACAACATAACGATATAATAGCAAAAAAATCAATTGGAATATATATTCCAGAATATATTGCAGAATCATTTAATTATAACTCAAAATATAAATCAATTATAAAACCAACTGAAATTAAATATCCTGAAACTAGTAGTGATGTGGATACAAGAGTTAAACACATATTGAAAAATATATTAACTCAACACATGGATACTAATAATAATATATTATTAGTTACACATCAATCATTATGTAGCAATATGGCTAAAATACACGATAAAAAATATGAACTTGATTATCACAAAGGCCTTTTATGCAAAATTTATGATAATAAATGGTTATGTGTAAAAGTAAATTAAATAATTATAATTTTCTTAAAGTATTTAATGGAACCTAAAATAAATGATTTATTAACCCAAATAAATAATGATAGCAGATCAGGAAGAATTAATTTAACCATAATACCAGAGCAAATAATCTCAAATGTTGTAAGAGACTATTTTCCAATATTAAATGATGATGATATTAATGTGATAAATACACTAACAATATACCTAATTAATTATATATCTATTAAATTTAATATAAATAATACAAGGCAATGGACACAAAATAATAATAGAGATATAATGGCTATTATTAATAAGTTATTACCATATATTGATGATAAGGATAATGGTTATTTATTAAAAAGTTTAACAGATTTAAATCATTTATATTATTATGCCAAGATAATACCAGATGATATAAAACACATACCAAGAGATGAGGTATTAAGTAAATATTTTAAATATGGAAATATGGGGGTTGGTTTGATAAAAAATACTGATAATAATTTATTTCAACCAAATGGAGATAAGATAATGTATAAAATAATACATCATAATTTTATAGCATTATTAAAAACTATATCCATAATAAATGGTAAATTATATGTAAATTGGATAAATATAGAACCATTAAATTTAAATAATTATAAAAATTCTCAACTCTATATCATTACAAATTTAAATAAACCAACATTATTAACATTAAATAATTTTATTAATAAGGAGGTAGATTTTAATTATAATGGTTTGTGGATTGGAGATATTTATAATATATTGGTAAATAAATATTATTATCAGGCTAAAAAAATAAAATGGTTAATTTTCCCCTACGAATATAATAATAATCGATATTTAATCCAAATATTATTCTCAGTCTTATCAGTCAATTTTGCTAATAATATTAATTTTTCTAGAAGGCGCTATGAATTTATTGATGATGATACTAAATATCATTTTATACAAAATATTAAATCTATTGCAGATATTTTTAGAAATAATACTACTAATAATCAGCCAGATATTAGCATTATGTTTGATGTCTTCAAATATTTTTTAACATATCTATATAATAATTATGAATTTAAGAAAGAGTTATTAAAAACTCTAGACACAAATAATTTCTTGGTTTTTGATATTAATAATTTAGATGATGAGGAGAAAGAGAATGATTTTACAGTTCCATTAGATAGAAATATTAGAAGAAATAATATTAGTGAATTGATAGATCATATTATTTTATGTATTGACACAATTAAGAATGTAGATTTTGCAAAATATATTTGGAATTTTATTAATGATTATTCACAATTATTAGAACATTCATCTTATGGTAAATTTTTATTTGATGAGAATGGTTTGATATCAAATTATTATTATTATAATTACATGGGTCCAAATAAAATAAATAATAATACATTAAATTTAAAGAATATTTATAATATATGTAAATCATTAAGCCACACTACTATTAATGGTATATGGATGCCTAATGACAGACATTTTATTTCGTTAAATTTACAAATGAAACAAGAATTTTTTACTAATCTTATTAGTGGGAATGGTTGGATTAGTTTGAGTGGTAATTTATTAAGACAAAAAAGATTTATCAATTATATTTATATTTATGAATTGAATAATATATTGACAAAATTTAGAGAGGTTTATTTGGATCTAGTGTTCGAAGAATTAATAACAACTGGTATATTAAGTTGTTTTAAGGTTGATACAGATCAGACAGATGAGGCGAAATATCCATTGGGATATAGTGCAATTAAAAAATATAGGAAGAAAAAATTACAAGAAAAGTTTGATAATAATCCTCAATGGGCCGATAGTTATTATTATGTATCTAATGATAAATATTCAAAATTAAAACTGAGAATAGAAAACTCTGAGACATACCCAAAGTATAAAGAAGAAAGTTATTTCAAATGTCTGATAGAATATAATGATTGGTATAAATTTTATGCAATGGATTGGTTATGTCAAATTAATTTCTTTCATCATTATCTTAATCATCAAGTATTATATATAACTGGTGCAACAGGCCAAGGTAAATCAACTCAGGTTCCTAAATTATTATTATACTCAATGAAAATGATAGATTATAAGGAAAATGGAAAAATTATATGTACCCAACCGCGTATTCCACCAACACTTGGAAATTCAGATCGTATATCATTTGAATTGGGTGTTCCCATGTTAGAATTATCAAATAATTCTCAAGAGAAAATTAAAACATCAAATTATTACATACAATTTAAATATCAGATGGATGCACATATTAATATTAACGTACCTTATAATTCTTTACAAATATGTACAGATGGTACTTTATATGAACAATTAAGAAGCAACCCTACAATGTTATCACAGATTACGCAAATAAATTCAAGAACTAATCAAGAGACAACTTTATATATAGATAAAAATATTTACGATATACTCATAATAGATGAGGCGCACGAACATAATGTTAATATGGATTTAATCCTAACATTAGCCAGACAGGCATGTTATATGAATAATAGTATTAAATTGGTAATTGTATCAGCAACAATGGATGATGATGAGCCAATATACAGAAGATATTATAAATATATAAATGATAATTTGGCTTATCCATTAAAATGCCCTTACAGACACCCAATATTAAGAACAATAAATAATTTCTTTCCAAGAGCCGAATATATGGATAGAAGATACCACATTTCCCCACCAGGTGCCACAACTCAATATACTGTCGATGAACATTATCTTGATAAGGATCTGGATGTATATACAAATGATAAATTGGATGAAAAGAAATCTGCAGAACTCGCTCAAACTAAAGCATATGAATATATTGTAGATATATGTCGAAAGAGTTCCAATGGAAATCTTTTATTTTTTGCAAACGGTCAGAGAGAAATTATTGAGGCGGTAAAATATCTTAATGAAAACTTACCATTAGAATGTATCGCCATACCCTATTTTTCAGAAATGAATCAAAAGTATAAGGACATAATCGCCAAGATAGGTTCAACAATCGGTAAAATAAAGAATAAAAAAACAAATATATACAATGAATGGTCTGCAACTTTTATAGAAGATAAATCAGTTCAAGATAATATTTATAAAAGAGCTGTAATAATAGCTACAAATGTTGCGGAAGCTTCTGTCACAATTGAAAATTTATTATACGTAGTTGATAATGGATATGCCAAAGTAAATAAATATATACCTGAATTAAATGCCACTAATCTTATTGTTGAAAAAATTTCAGAATCTAGTAGAGTTCAGAGAAGAGGTCGGGTTGGTCGCATTAGTAGTGGTACAGTATATTATATGTATCGAAAGAATGGTAGAAAACATATTAAATCGAAATATAAAATAACTCAAGAAAATATGTCTCAACCTTTTATGAAATTATTAGAAAGTCTAAAAGAATTATTAAAAAATAAAAAAATTAATATAGAAGATATAATGAAACCACAAATAAGAAAGAATGAGTACATTGTAGATAATGATTATAATCCTAATATTTATAAAAATGTTAGGCAAATAATAAATTTTAATACTGGTACTATGGTGCAACAAGGAAATTATATGGCTGATTCTAATTACCTTAATATAATTAATAATAAATATTTTATTAGAAATTTTTTGGTTGATTATGTGCAAAATACTCAGATATATTATTCTGATGATCCTAATTATCATAATATTTATAATAATATTGCATATAAGAATACTATAGAGTTTAGGAATGAGACACCATACATGTTCATAATGACGTGTCTAGGAATCTCGTTCCCCACATTAATTGATAATTATTGTAATTTTTATTTAATCCACCCTTTTGAAAATAATATAACTAGAAACATATTTAATAACATTATAAAATATAATGATAAGATAACCCCCACAGTTCCATATGAAGAATATGTCTATTTATTATCAAGTATTATAAATAATTATTATATTGCTAATATAAGATGCAATAATTTGTATCAATCAGATACTGATATACGAAATATAAAAGATGCCTTTTTTATTAAAACTGAATTAGGAGATTTTATTAATGATTTAACCAAAGAAACAGACTTGACAAAATATTTAGAATTAAATGAAAAAGATATTGTCTCATTAATAGCAGCCAAATCATTAAACTGTTTTATCGATGTATTTGAAATTATTATTTTCATGATAACTATAAATAAATCAATAACAAACATAACAAATATAAAATTTGACAAGTTTTATAAATTATATAATTGTAGTGAGAATCATTCTGATATATTATTCATACATAGTATTATTCAAAAATTTAAAACACAATTCCACGAGTTATTTAATTTTAATAAAAAATATGACGCTGATATACTTTCTATAACGAAAGAATATTATGACACTTATATGTATTGTATTAATAATAATTTAAGACCAGAACCATCAAAAACTAGTAAAAATTTAAATGGTATTTTATGGAATAAATTAACTAATTATTATATTAATAATAAAATGAATAAAAGTGAGAATATTATTAGAGAATATACTATTAAAACTAATCAAATCGAAAAATATAGGAAAAAAATAATAGGATGGTGTGATGCTAATTATATTAATAGTGATGTGATGATTAGTTTTATTGAAAAATTAGAAGAAAATAAAGAAGTTTATGATCTTATTAATAGTGATGAAATAAATGACACTATAGATAAAGTTAGTATTAATTTTTTAAAAAATAACAATATTAATAATAAGGATGAATGTATAGTCAGATCATTCTTATATGGTAATCCAGAGAAATTTGCATTTAAATTATCAACTAGTGATATAAAATATAAAACAAAGATTAGTAGAAATATGGTGGATGCGAAATATCAGGAAATACAATATTATACAAATACTCTGACTAATAAATCTTATTCTGTTTTATTATACTTAAATTCCATATTAAAAGATACAAATACTGATAAGATATTAGAGTTTTCATTAGTTAATAGAATTGATCCTAGATGGCTTCTTGATACAAATATATTATCTATTAATTCTTTAGCAACTAGTAAAATATCGGGAGATGCTTATGAAAGATTAGTTCAAATTATTAAAAATAATCGAAATTTAAATAATTTTATTTGGAATAATGAACAGTTTCCCATATTATCATATTTTTGTAAAAATATAAAAAACTTATTAAATAACTAATAATGAAACGAAGGGAAAATAATTTTTTAGTTAATTAAAAATCTAAATTATTTAGTAATATAATGATAAGTCAAGTTGATACTAGAAAATACGATTCGAATTATAGAAAGAAACTAGTTAATAAAATCAACAAGCTTAAGAATAAAGAATATTATATAGATGTATATAATATTATTATATCAGATATTGGCACAAACTTTTCTAGTAATATTAATGGATTATTTTTGAATGTTAATCTATTATCAAATAAATGTATTGATGAATTAAATACTTATTTAGATGATAAATTAAAAGAAGAACAAGCTATTATTAGTAATATTGATATTTCAGTTAGTTGTTATAAATCAAATAGCGATATTATTAATAACCTTAAATTAAATAATCAAGATAAAAATATAATAAAAAAAATTAGAGCTAGTGAAATTAATAATTAACTAATTTTTTATTATAATATAATAATATATATTATAATAATGACAACGAAAGATAATAAAGACTTTTTATATTCAGAACCGGAAGATTCTGATTTACCATATAAAATATATAAAAAGAGAGAATTTTATTTTAATCGGGTACCAGAGAGAGAAGCAATGAAAACATATGATGATGTTATGAAATATAGAGATAGTGTGTGTAAGATTGGAGATTATCAACCAAGAGAACAGCAAAATATTTTACCAAATTTTATAAATCAAAATACACCTTACAAGGGGGTTATATTAATGCACGGGACAGGTTCTGGTAAATGTCATAAAAAAGATACACCAATATTAATGTTTAATCATTCAATAAGGATGATTCAAGATTTAGTTGAAGGGGATTTGATAATGGGGGAAGATGGTTTTAGTAGAATCGTTTTAGATACAACGACTGGTAAAGATAAATTATATAAAATAACACCACAAGAAAATACTGCTGATATATATTATGTTAATTCTGAACATATATTATGTTTATGTGATAATAATGGTAATAATATAATGGTTCCTGTAAAAGATTTTATTAAATTTAACAATAAAGAAAGCTATAGAGGCTACAGAGTAATTATTAAAGATATAACTTTTAATAAAAGACAAGATCTATTAAATAATCTATTAATAAATTCTTGTAATATGATTAATGGTTATTATAAAATTACTGATAACTATATTTTAAAGAATATAAATTCATTCAAATATTTAATAGGTTCTTGTGGCATGTACCTAAATACTAGTACTAATACGATTCACAAAAATAATATAATTTCATCTGATAAATATATTTATTATAGTTTTACAATAAGTGAAGATTGTTATGATACTTATTATGGTATTTCTGTTAATAAGGACCATAAATATTTGTTAGGTGATTTTACAGTAACCCATAATTCTTGCACTGCAATTGCAATAGCTGAACAATTTAAAGAACAAATTAAAAAATATAATACAAAAATATATGTTCTTGTTCCTGGCCCAAATACAAGAGAAAATTTTAAAAAAGAATTACTAAACTGTACAGGTGATACATATTTAACTAATAAAGATGAGTTTATTCAAATGTCCAAAGCCGATATTGAAAGATCCAAACAGAATGCAGTTAATGCTGCGCTACAGAATTATAAAATATTATCTTATAAAACATTTTATAAAAAGGTATTGGGTGAGAAAATTCAAGAGAAAAAAGTAGTTGATAATACAAAATTAAAAACTAGTTATAGAAAGAATGATGAAGGCGAATACGAGAGAGAACTAGTGATGAATCGTATTACTAATATGAATAATTCAGTATTAATAGTAGATGAAGCGCACAACATTACTGGAAATGAGTATGGTGAAGCTTTAAAAAAAATTATAAAAAATTCAGAAAATTTAAGAGTCGTATTATTAACAGCAACACCAATGATAAATTTACCTGATGAGATTGTCGATTTATTAAATTTTATTAGACCATTAGATGATCAGGTAGAAAGAGATAAAATATTTTTTGGAGATAAGAATTATAAAATGAAGATTAAACCAGATGGATTAGATTATTTGAGGGAAATGGCAAGAGGTTATATTAGTTTCTATAGAGGTAATATTCCCTATACATTTGCAAAAAGAGTTGAGAAGGGTGTAATCCCATCTGGATTATTATTTACTCCAGTTATAAAATCTTTCATGTCTGATTTTCAATACAATGGTTATCTTGCATCTAAGCAAAAATATGGCGATACATTAGATAGAGGGTCATTAGCTGCTGCAAATTTTGTCTTTCCAACATTAGATAATACGAATACAAAATTATTAGGTCAGAGCTCTATTGATGGAATGAATATTATGATAGCTCAAGTAAATGAGCAATATGATAAATTAATAGATCAGATTAATAAGAATCTCTATAAAAATAGCTTACCTAAAGATCTATTAAAGAATTTTATTGTTATTAATAATAAAAAGAATATAACGGGTAATATTCTTAAATTACCCTATATTAAAGAGTTTTCTATAAAATTTTATAAAATACTAAATAGAATTGCTAAAAATGTTATAGATAAAAAAGGCCCTTGCACATCGTTTATATATTCCAATTTAGTTAAAGCGGGTGGGATAGAATTATTTGCAGACACATTAATAATGAATGGTTATCTAGAATATCAAGATAATTCTAATTATGATATTAAAGATGATACATTAGATTATAAGACTGGGTTGACATTTGATGAATTTAAAAAGAAATTTAATTCCAGTGAATTTAAACCAGCTACTTTCTTATTAGTCACTGGTGGTGCAGAAGAAGGTGAAGAAGTTCCTGAGATTAAACAAAAAATAATTAGAGATGTTTTTAATAATAGTGATAATATTGATGGAAAGCATATTAAATTTATATTGGGTTCAAAAGTTATGAACGAAGGAGTTACACTAAATAACTGCAAACAAGTCCATATACTTGATGTGTTTTATAATATTCCTAAAATAGAACAGGTTATAGGGCGTGCAATTCGTATGTGTGTTCATCAAGCATCTATTAATGATAATAATAGATTTCCAAAAGTGTATGTTTATCGATATGTAATAGCATTAAATGATAAAGATTTAAAAGAACTATCAACTGATGAAATTTTATATCAAAAAGCAGAATTAAAATATCTAACTGTCAAACAGATTGAAAGAATTCTAAAAGAAGTTGCATTTGATTGTGCATTATTATTACACGCAAATATGTTTCCTGAAGAATTGGCAAAATATAAAGATTGTGAGCCATATAGAGAAAATATGACTACAAAAGAACTTAAAAATATGTGTCCAGCATTATGTGATTTTCAAAAGTGTGACTTAAAATGCAACTCTAGTAAATTAAATAAACATTTTTGGGATAGTAGAAAGAAAACATATAGAGATTTGTCTAAGAAGGAAATAGATTATAGTACTTTTAATGATGAATTATCAAGAAATGAAATAACTCTTATTAAGAATAAGATAAAAGATCTATATAGATTCAAATATGTTTATTTATATGAAGAATTATTAGAAGCCATACAAAAATCATTCTTGGAACATCAAATTGAATTATTTGATAATTATTTCTTGGATCAGGCATTGGATGATTTAATGCCAATTACAGAGAATGATTTTAATAATTTTAAAGATACAATTTATGATAAATTTAATAGATCAGGTTATTTAATTCAGAGGAATAAATACTATATATTCCAGCCTTTTAATGAAAATGAAACCCTACCAACCTATTATCGAGATAATATGATGATTGATATTGATAATCATGTGTCGTTAAATAATTATGTAAAACAAAATTATCGTGATATTAAATATGATACTATTAATGAACCAACTAAGAGTAAAACTAAAGAAAAAGATAAATATGATTTTGATTCAGTTTTAGATTATTATAATGATCGTGAAGAATATGATGTGGTTGGTGTGATCGATAAGAATAATAATAAATTGGCATCATCTGATCCTGACTTATTTAAAATTAGGCCAAAACAGGATAAAATAGTAGAGAAAAAAAGAGGCACTGGTATATATAATTTTAAAGGTGCTGTCTGTTCAACCGCAAAATCAAAACCTGAATTAATGAAAATAGTAAGAGATCTACCAAATGTTAATAATGATGAAATTAAGAAAGTTGATAAATTATCAAGGGAAGATATATGTAATTTTATTAGAGATAAATTAATATTATTAGAAAAATATTCTGTTAGTAATAATAAGAATAAGATTACCTATATAATGGTGCCAAAGAACCATCCTACTATTCCATTTCCATTAAATCTTGAAGATAGAGTTAAATACATTGTAAAGAATGTAAATCAAATTGTAGGTAGGAGCGTCGATATAATTGTAAAAAAACAGAAAAATAAAGAAGACCTATTAGCTTACGA